CACCCAGTTCTCACGATTGACGGGGTTACAAGATAAGATGAAATGCATACTCACATCAGGAGTACGGATACGACCAAGGAGCTCTTTGTATGCTTCAGGTGAAATCTCTGAACACTCTTCCATCCATACAATACTTACACCATTGATAGATTTTACTTTCTCGGGCTTATCCATACCCTTGAAGATAATCTGAGCACCATTAGGAAAACGGATACGGAGCGGAGACTTCAAAGCTACACATTTGTTTTTCTTCTTTTTGAACTCATTATAATCGTAGGCGAGAATATGCATCTCGTCGAGTATCTCACAGAATAGGTCATAACAACTTTCATAGATTGTATCGTATACCTGACGAACTACCAATACCTTTCTTTTCTCATTCAAACACTTTAATATTATTTTGAACGCGATATGGTATGACTTACCTGAACCGTACCCACCAATCAGCAGATACTGTTCATAGTCCCAGTTGAAAATAAAATCCTCAAAAGCAGGACTTACTTTTTTAGTTATCTTCATCTTCGTCCTCCCAATCTTCAGGCCACTCATCTAAGTCGACCTCCTGATTGTCGGACTCCTCCTCAACTACAGTGTCGGCAGCCTGCTTCGCTTTTTTATTTTTTTTCGATTTTTCGACTGCTTCGGTTTCAGCCTTTGTACGCTTTCTTACCTTTACTTCTTTTTCCTCTACAGCTGTATCATAATCATCATCACCAGCAGATGGAGCATCACCATTGGTTGTTTCATTCTTGTTAGCTCTGGTAACAGTGATTTCAATGGAGCTATCCTCTTCCATATCATCAAAGACAGTTTTAGCATTGTTCATGTTTTTCCACTTGTCTTTATTACGATTATACAGCCACATCTGAATTGCAGGTACAGAAGGAGCAATTTCTTTGTCGGTGACTTCTTTTATGGTTTCTACCACTTTACCATATCTCATAGTAGTTGTCACTTTTACTTCCTTGGTTTTATACCCCAATGCAGATTTTAACAGAGCATTCTCAACCTGATAATCAACAAGTTCTTTACCCTTAGAAACTGCTTTACGAATTTCAGGGTATCTGTCTTTCCATCTGAGGAAGCAGTCATTGTCGATACCGATTTTATTAGATATGTCTGTCATTGTATATCCGTCTCTTGCCCAGCTCTCTAACAACAAGAGACCATCATCTGTAAGCCAGTCGTCTACACTAACACCAGACTTCGTCATTGAACGAGCCATTTCTTTTCTACCTCCTTATTATATCATATCGAATACAGAAAGTCAATACCTTTCTTTCTTTCTTTATATTCTTTCTTTATACTATAAATATTTATATAGTTATATTAACTAACTATTTTATTTTTAGACCATAAGACAACTATATTATTGCTACCACAAATAAATATTGAAGCTTATATTTTGAAAGTTACAACAGTAGTAGTTTTTAGATGTCGATTACATTGGACATTTATTTAACCACCACCATTGTTGGATGGAAAGTAAATCACTTCATCCATACACACACACACCGATGTAGCAACATAAAATTAACAACATTATTATTCTGAAATACTACAGTAGAGTTGAGGTAGGTGCCCGGAGCGACGCATTAAAAAAGCTCTTGATATGGGAGGCCCCGAATTTGATTGATGTATGAGAACTTGGCAATCATTTTAACATTTTTCCGAGGCTGTGTCAAGAGCTTTTTTTATTATTTTTCTCTATTTATTTTTCTTTAAATTGAAAAGAAAAGAATTTTTATTATTATCTTATTAAGATATTTTATTATATTCTTTTCTTTTCTTCTTATCTAATCTCTTGATTATTATATCATTATTATAAATATTATTCTATTATGATATTTTTTCATTCAAATATTTTTCAATCTGATTTTTCTTCTCTAATTTCTTAAAATATTCAATCATTTTCTTTTCATCTGAATGGATTGATTTTATTTCATCATTTATCATTCTAATTCTTTTCAGATTATTTTCTTCATCTTTATATGATATGAATAATCTAAATTCTTTTTC